GGCTTATACAGGCTAACTTAAATGGTAACGGCACAATGGTTACCCCTTGGAGCTAATAGATAAATAAACTTTGTAAGCTCCTTCGGGAGCTTACAACTAAGGAGATAAAATTATGTCAAGTTTTTCAAGTGATCAGACAACCTTAAACAAGACTACAGGAGCTATTTCATTATTAAGATTAGGGCCAGTTAGAGTTACATCTATTCAAGCTAGAGGAGAAGCAGGTTCTGTTTTACTTTTACATGATAGTGCCACAACAGGTGGGGCTGCTGCGAGTAACTTAAAAGCTACTTACAGATATGAAACAGAAGGTTTATCGGTTTATGTTCCAGGTTCAGGTATTTTATTTAAAAATGGACTTTGTGCTACTTTAACTCAAACAGCCTCTACAGACGGCAGCGTTACGGTTACGATTACTGGGGCCTAGGAGTATACCATGGCTTTTTCGGGTACAACTACATTCGAGAAAACATTCTCGATAGACGATATTATTACAGAATCTTTTGAAAGATTAGGTTTTTTTGATTATTCTGGAAATGACTTAAGAACAGCCAGAAGATCATTAAATATTTTATTTCAAGACTGGCAAAACCGAGGTGCGCACTATTGGGAAATTGCGCAGAATAATTTTACTTTAGTTGATGGTCAAGCAACTTACACCATGTATAGATCAACTGGTGATGGAACTTCAGATGCAACTGCTGTTTATGGGGCATCCGATATTTTAGAAGCAAGTTACAGAACCACTTCAAATGTGGACACTCCACTTTCAAAAATTAATAGATCACAATATTCCGCTTTTTCAAATAAAACAGCTGAAGGACAACCTTCACAATATTGGGTACAAAGATTTATAGATANAGTTACAATGACTTTATATNTAACTCCNGGTTCNACTCAAGCTGGNAATTTTATTGCTTATTATTATGTAAAAAGAATTCAAGATGCCGGAGCCTATACTAACGAAGCTGATATAGTTAATAGATTTGTCCCTGCTATGTGTGCGGGATTAACTTATTATTTATCTATGAAAAAAGCTCCACAGAGAACACAAGAAATGAAATTAATTTATGAGGATGAACTTACTAGAGCACTTCAAGAAGATGGATCTCCTTCAAGTGTTTATATTTCACCTAAAACCTATTACCCGAATATTTAATTATGGCAAAATTTGCAAAAGGAAAATACGCATTAGCAATTTCAGATAGAAGTGGATTAGCATATCCCTGGAGACAAATGGTTACAGAATGGAATGGAGCATTTGTTCATTATTCAGAATATGAACCTAAGCAACCACAGCTTAACCCAAAACCATTTGTGTCTGACCCCCAAGGTTTAGAAAATGCAAGACCTGCAAGAACAGAATTTGGTACAGTAGATTTTTTACCTAAAAATCCTTTTACAACTGCAGCGGCCTCTAAACAAGTTACAGTGTCAGAGCCATTTAGTGCAAGAGTTGATGATGATATTGTAAGATTTCAAGAAGTTAAATCTCCAGTAGGTGGAGTAGCTGTTTCAACTTTAGAATTAACAACAACCTTAAGTGCAGATATTACTTCTTCTGTGACCAGTATTGCAGTTACTGATTCATCACAATTTCCAAGCTCTGGATATTTTATGATTGAAAAAGTACAAACTTCTGGTGCTGAGGGAGATTCTTATTATAATAATGAAGTTATTCAGTACACAGGAAACGCAGCTAACACTTTTACAGGCTGTACACGTGGAACTAATTCTCCATTTAGGGGAGTAACATTTAGAAATACAACAGCTAGCGCACATTTGGCAGGTGCAATTATTGTTGGTGGTTATTCTATAACCATGGTACAAACGACTGGTATACCACAACCAGGAATGCCAACTACTAGAACAGAAGAAAATAGTTATACTTTTAACTTAGTTTCAAATGCTGCAGCGAGTGCAATAGGAGGGGGAATTCAAGTCTTAGCGGGACCATTGAATACACAACAAACATGACATACGATGAATTAGTAACCAAAATTAGAGATTATACAGAAGTAGATTCAAACGTTTTGACTGCGACTATTATTGATGGATTTATTGAAGATTCAGAATTTAGGATTTTACGAGATGTAGATGCAGATAGTAATAGAAGATATAAAACAGCTCAAGTTATAGCGGGTACTCGTTTTATAGATGAACCTACAGATGCGTTGGTAATCAGATCTCTTCAAATTGTAGATTCTGATGGTCCATCAGCTGCGGATAATAGAGAATTTTTACAATATAGAGACACAAGTTTTATGTCCCAATTCAATCCTACTAATGCGCAAGGAGTGCCCAAATATTATAGTTCATGGGATGCAGACACTATAGTTTTGGCACCTACTCCTGATGCTACCTATACCCTTCAATTAAATTATATCTTGAAAGACCCTGGATTATCTAGTACAAATACTACAACATACATAAGTTTGAATTTTCCCAACGGACTTTTGTATGCATGTCTGATAGAAGCTTTTAGTTTTCTAAAAGGACCAAATGATCTATTGCAATTATACGAAGGAAAGTATAAACAAGTTCTTGAAGGCTTCGCAATAGAACAAATGGGAAGACGAAGACGAGACGAATATCAAAGTGGTGTTCCTCGTATAGGAAAATAGGAGAACTAAAATGGCTATAACACAAGCAATTGCAAACGCATTTAAGAAACAACTCTTAGAAGGCGATCAAAACTTTGCATCATCAAGTGGTGACAAGTTTAAATTAGCTCTTTATACTTCTTCAGCAACTCTAAACTCAACTAGTACGGCTTATTCCGCGACTAATGAAGTTGCCAACAGTGGTACTTACGCAGCTGGCGGTGGCGCACTAACTAATAGTGGAACATCAATTTCTGATGGTGTCGCAAGATGTGATTTTGCAGACCTTTCTTTTACAGGTGTTACGATAACTTCTAGAGGTGCATTAATTTATAATACATCCTCTGCAGTAACCAATGCAGCAGTTTGTGTTTTAGATTTTGGAGCAGATAAGACAGCTACTTCTGGTACGTTTACAATTCAATTTCCCGCACCAACAAGCACAGCAGCAATCTTAAGAGTATCAGGATAATAGGGAGGTAAACTTCCTATGGCTAAAACTTGGGGATCGCTTACATGGGGCGTAGGTAACTGGGGAGAACAAGCAAACTCAACTGTAGCTCTTACAGGTATAGCTTTATCTGGAGCGACTGGTTCGGTAACTACTGCCGCAGTCGTTACATTCGGGTGGGGAAGACTTTCCTGGGGTGAAAACGCTTGGGGTGAATATGGCGATGCCATTGTAACTGGCAATGCTATGACTGCCAATCTTGGCAGTGTCACAACTACAGCGGATGCCAACGCAACAAATTCCACAAATAATAATCAAGAATTAAGTGTCACAACCGGCACTGCCACAGCAACTGGAACTACTGTTGCTTATTTAACTGGTATAGCAATGACGGCTGCACAAGGAACTGCTGATGCAGGTCCTGATGCAATGGCTACCGGTATAGCAATGACAGCTTCCGTTGGAAGTGTGTCTGCATACAATCAGGCTGGTTGGGGTCGACAACATTGGGGAGATAATGCCTGGGGCGTAGAAGGAACTTGGGTAACTGCATTAGTTTCTGGAATAGGTATGACAGCTAATGTAGGTAGTGCTTCTATTGAAGGCGACGCTACTATAACTGCAAGTACATTAAGCATAGCACAAGTAACGTTAGGAGCAGTAGATCCTGCACCTGATGCAATGATTACCGGTAATTTTATGATCGGTGCATTGGGAACATTAGGAATGCAGGGAGATGTTTCAGTTACTCCTACTGGTATAGGAATGACAAGTACTTTAGCATCCGTAACTGCAGATGCTAATACAATTCCTACTATTACTGGTATAGCAATGACTGCTGCTCTTGGTACAGGAACAGTAATTAAAATTCATACAGATGTAACACCAACGGGATTTGGCTTGACAGCAAGCCTTGGAGCTGGTAGTGCTTTAATCTGGAGCGAAGTTGATACAGGTTCAGCACCTTTAGACCCACCTGGTTGGGTGGATGTCGCTGCTTAGAGTAGTTGACACTAACTCTTTATTTTAATATTATAGAAGTATAAGGAATTAAAAAATGGCAAATGCTACATCAGCAAATTTAAAACTGACAGTCCAAGTTACAGGTGAAAACTCAGGAACATGGGGCCAGATAACTAATACAAACTTACTAATTTTAGAACAAGCTATTGGAGGCTATGGGGCGTTTAACGTCACAGATGCTAGTAGAGCTTTAACTTTTACAAATGGCGCCACTTCAAATGGTAAAGATGACGTCATAAAACTTACAGGTACATTAGAAGGTAATCTTAATGTAACTATGCCAGATTCAGTTGAAAAAACCTATATTGTTCAAGATACTTGTAATCATGCAAATTATACCCTTACATTTAAAACTACATCTGGTACAGGTGTGGCTTTATGTGAAGGTCATACTTATAGATTATGGTCTGATGGAACAAATGTTTATAAAGCACAAGAAGAAAAAGTATGGCGAGCTATTACAGCCGCTGAAACAGTTCAACCCGG